CTGATTGTCTTAAGGACGAGAGACGGACGATGGAGAAAGTGAGAGCTGGCAAAACCAGAGTGTTCACAATTGCGCCCGTTGATTACACCATTCTATTCCGTAAGTATTTTCTTTCCTTTGCGGCTTTTTATTACCAGAATCGATTGAAAACTCATTCTGCGGTTGGAATTGACTGCGAAGGACCCGAATGGACCCAACTCTATGATAAACTCAGAGAGGTGGGCCCGGAAGGCTTCGCTGGAGATTACTCCGCTTTTGACGGTAAATTGGATCCGGACCTGATTCGTGCCTCTTGTGACCTCATTAATCACTGGTACGATGACGGAGATGAAAATGCCCTGGTTAGACAGGTACTCATGGATGAGATGGTTCATACGGTGCAGATCGCGAACAATCTTGTTTATGTTAAACATCGGGGAAATCCTTCAGGAAATCCCCTAACAGTAATCATCAACTCCTTAGTTGGAGCATACTATTTGAGATTGGTATGGAGAATGTCTTGCGAACAGCGCGGACGATTGGACTTGCGAGCCCTCAAGAATTACGACAAATATGTTAGAGACTCCATTTATGGAGACGACAACATTGTCGCAGTTCATCCTGAGGTGCACGATATTTTCAATGCCCAAGTTGTGCATGACATACTCGGTACACATCACATCGAGTATACTGATGCGGATAAGAGCTCTGCCATAGTGCCGATCCGTCCTCTAGATGACCTCACTTTTCTTAAGAGAGGCTTCAAGCAACATCACAAGCGACGCCTAATTCAGTTGGCTCCTATTAGTACTGTAACTATTCAGGAGCTCACGAATTGGATACGAGAGTGTGATGATGAGCGAGAAGCTTGTCTGGAAAATGTTGATACAGCAATACGCTTTGCTTATCACCATGGTGAGGAGTATTTTAACGACTTTGTCGTGCGTGTGAACAATGCTCTAGTGGATAGAGGATTGCCAGCACGTGGGGACTGCTTTGACGACTTTGATGGAGCTTTTATTTCAAACTTCTTGTAGTTTGACTTGATAGCGATATATGGCCACATTTCCTTAAGAAATGAAATTAGAATAAATTAGAAATAACTTAACTTTAAATGCAATTGGCTAGCATTAATTCAAATTTAAAAAAAAAAA